ATGCCGCTGTATGCTTTGCCGTCCATCGTCCAAGTCGTAACGCCAAACATGGATTCGGCATCAGAAAAGCACTGGTCGTTGAAAGCGTCGAATTGGTTCACGAATGGCGCGAAATGTCAAAACAAAAGCGGCACCCTTTCGGATGCCGCCCACTTCACACCACATGAAGAAACTGTTTGTTAGCCTAGAACGGTTGCGATCAACTCGGGCTTCCAGACCTTCGCCTGATAGTAGCAGACGATCTCCATCAGGTTCATTCCATAGCCCTTGTAGAGTGCCACCTCGAACACGAGGCCAGAATTCACGTCAGCGACGGTCATGCGGTCAGTTGCGGCGTCTCCGCCGTCTGGCATGGCTGGCGGGCGCATGGCAAGCTCGATGGCAGAGCGATGGCAAAGGATGTTGCCGGTGTAGCTTGCCGCGAGAGTGAGTGCGCGAGTGCTGGCTCCCGTGGCTTTCCGTAAGCCGCTCTTGTTGAGAACCAGCGTTGCGGCGGTGGATGCGTCGGCGACTCCGGTCTTAACGATGTAAACGTTCGCGGTGTCGTTGGCGATGCTCAATGCGTCGCCCGCAACAATGGTTCCGGTGCCAACGGAGGCCGTGAGCGTGATGCTTGTGTCGCCCACAATGAATCCGGCGGCAGCGCTGGTTGGAGAGCTGGCGAGAGTGCCTTTCGTGTGGCTCGCAACGCCCGCGCTCTGTTTGATCTGCACGCCGTCGATGTCGAGCAAGATGCCATTGCGGAGAGTGTCGGCGCTGCCGTTCTCGTTCACCTTGTAGATGTGCGAGAGCGTTTTCAGGTTGGTAGCCGCGCCAGTCGAGATGATCAGCGAGCGCTGGCCGTCGTTTGGAGCGCCGTTGTCGGTCAGGATTTGATTGGCCTGGGGAATCAGCGCGTGGCTGGACGCAAAAGGCGTGGTGCCAGCGGTGCCGACTGCGCGGCTCGATCCATTCTTGGCAACGGTGCCGACGTGCGATTCGATGGCGTTGACAATCTTACGGATTGCCTGCGCGAGCGTGTTCTTCACGAAGTTTTCACGGCCCACGGTGCTTTCAAGCTGGCGGACGGTTTCACCCTTGAGCGGGATGTTGACGCGAGCCACTTGGCCGAGGGTCATTTCTTCCAAGGTGGAAGTCATGTCATCACCAGCTGGAACGGTCATCGCTGGCGTGTGGTCGGTGTTGAGCGTTGGCTCGCCGCCGACAAAAGACTTAACGGTGCCGCCGAGGGAAACGCCCTCGCTGCCAGAGTTGACGATGACGGAGGTGGCGAAGCCGACTGGCTCGCGAAGAACGATGTCGCGTGCCTGATAAATGAGTTCAGTGAATCCAGTGAGGGTCTGAGAGTTTGCCATATATTTGGTTAGTTAGGGGATTGTTGGTGTTGCAACTGTTGCAGTTTTAGTCGGTGACTTTGCCACCTGAGGAAATGAATGCTCCGCGTGCGGAGTGGTCGAGTTTATCGAAATCGGCGCGGGCGAGCGTTTGATCTCCGCCTTCCTTGGCCTGCGGATCACGCTTGATTGGATCAACGCCAGCGGATGCGAGGCGTTCAAGCACTTGAGCCTCAACAGCAGCCTCAGCGGCAACTGCGCGAGCGTCGGCGGCGATGGTTGCGGCTTCAGCAGCAGCAAGCGCGGTGGCGTTTTCTGCAACGGTTGCATTCAGAGCGTCGAGCGATGCGGACAATTCGGCGTTGATGATTGTTGCGCTGGCAAGCTCAGCCTGCGCCTCTTGCAGCACAGCAGCAGCTGAAGCGCCGGACGTTTGAGCGTCGAGAAGCGCGGCTTTCAGATTGGCGATTTCTTTGGATTGAAACATGATGTTGATTAGGTTTGGGTTGTCAAAATTGGTTACTGCATCAGCAGTTTGGTGACGTATTCGTCGAGCGTTTCGCCGGTGAGTTCATCCACAAGTCCGAGCGCGAAACCTTCCGATGCGTCGAACCATTGGCCCTGCATCGTGGAATCTTCGACTTGCGGGCGGCGCTCATTCACTGCGGCCTTGAAGTTGGTATAGAGGCTATCGACTTTCGTTTGCAGCATGGCGCGCTCATCGTCTGCCAGCGGCTTGTAATCTGCGCCAACGGTCTTCCACTTGCCGCCTTGCATTACATTCACCTTCACGCCCTGCGCGTCGAGTCTGCGGCTTTGGTCGATCATCGCGAGGTAAACGCCGATGCTGCCGACGATGGCAGATGGAGCGGCGGCGATGTGATCACATGCGGAGGCGAGGTAATAGCCCGCCGAACAAGCCTGCGTATTCACGAACGCGTGAACCTCTTTCGCTTCACAGAGTGCGAGGATGCGAGAATACGTTTCAGCAACGCCCACAACGCTGCCGCCTGGACTCGCGATATCGAGCACGATCTTCTCAGCACTTGAATGCAGAGCGAGAGCGAGAGCAGAATCAACGTCGCACAAATCAACGCCTCCATAGCAATCCATTTCCATGGAGCCGATTCGCTTATCAATCGCGCCGTCGATCTTGATAACCACGACGTTGCCTATTTGCTCATAAATGTTGGACACTCGGTTAGACGGTTCTTTTGGCACCATCGCGGGCATAACGTCCGACTCCATGCGCGCCAGTAATGCCGACTCAAAACTTGCCCGCGTTGGAGCGTGAAGCATCAATGGCTGGCAGAAGAGTTTGGCGAAAAGGTGCGGGTAGGACTTCATGCGTTCGGGTCTGATTGGTTCACGGTGACGACGTTCTGGCTGCCCGGCGTTGGTTCATAAAGCAGGCTGAAATCCACGCCCCATTCGACGCACTTTTTCTGTGTCCGGGCGAGGAAGCGAATGTGGTCGTCCATCTCCTGATCGGCATCGAGTCCCTGCTCTTCGAGGAAGCGCGGAATGCTCATGCCTGCGTTGCGCGTGAGAGTCTTGAACGCCGTTGCCATGCGTCCAACGTCCACGGTGATCTTGCGAGGACCACGGAATACAAGCTTTGAATACCAGAGCGGATCTTTCGGTGCGGCTAGTCTGCCGTCCTTGATTGCTTTGGAAACCTTCCAGATGATTTCGCGCCTAACTAGTTTATACGATATGGTATCAAACATCATATCGAAGGCACTCTGCGCATCCTCTGCGTCGTAACGTGCAGCGGTTCCGCCTGCTTTTGCCATGTCCCACATCACCGAAAACGGCACGTCATAGCCAACGCTCATTTGATGAAAAAGCATTTCAATGAATGCCATCACATTCGCGCCTGGATGCTGCGACGAGTGAAGCTGCATCTCGCCATTTTCGCCAAGATAGTTGATCATCCCGCCGCCGAAAACCTTTTCGAGCGCTTGAATGTCGGATGAGTTGCCAGTCTCGCCGCCCGCGTTTGCAATCTTGTTGATTGCGCCCTTCTTGCTGCGCTTTGCTGTGCCTTTAACGCTCACGGCGAGCGCAGAGTGTAGCTTTGCGGTTCCCGTGACGAGCGCGTTAAGGTCGAGTGCGTCGATGCCCTGATTCAAGCCAGAGTATCCCCACGGCATCCCACGATGACCGCGAGCACGGCGGCGGCGGTGAATGTGAATCATCGAATCAGCAGGAACGAAACGATAATCACCTTGAACGTTAGACGAAAGACCGGGCAATGTGCGGATCGCGTATTCAACCGGGCGCTCAAACTCGTTTACGCGAATGCCGTCATCCCATTGCCGCGCATCGAAATCTTTTCCCCACGGTGTCTCGATCTCGAACACATCCAGCGGCTGCATGGCTGGAAAACCACTCGCGGGATGAGTGGTCATCACGGAATTATATTCGCCGTCCAAGATGATTGACTCGGCGGCGATGAGCTTCGCTTCCCATCCGTCCACGCTGCCGTCGATGGAATAAACGGCGGCGTTGTTCCACCATTCCTCCACATCGCGGCGCATTGCGTCATTGAAAACGTCGTCTTCTGATAGGCATCGGAAGTGAATGCCGCTGCCGACTGCGTGCCGCGCAAACTTGCGGATCATGCGCGTGACGAATGAACAGTTTGCCTCAAGAGCGCGGTGCTTTTTGATGACCTCGCGACGTGTGTATGGCGTCAACTCACGGCGGGAGTTGGTCGGAAAATTGATGAACGACGAGCGGTTAGCGCTGGTCGTTGCGGCATCGTATGCTGCGGCTCCCTGTCCTTGTGTAAGATCACTCATCGGGAAAGGAGGGAAAAGTCTGCGTAGGTTGAGGAAACAGAGTCGTCGTTGTCGCCGTCGCTGAGGTAGATTTTCAGCGCATCGCGGCAGGCTTTTAGCGTCTGCGCGGCAGTCATCTCAACTGTCCGAGCGGCAGACTTGCCGTTGACGCTGGTATTTGTTAGGCTGGAAAGTGAGCCGTTCCCTGCTGCGACCTGCGCCCTCGCCGCCTTGAGCATCTTGTCCACGAAATCCGTGGATGCGTCCGCCTCCATTTCGGAGACTAGAATCTGTGTGAACTCGGCGACGGTCATTTAATCGCCGCGCATGTCAAAACGCAAACGAGCCTCGCGGGTAAAAGCCGCGAGGCTCGCGCATGAACACAAAAACAACGGAACGATTGGCGGGTGGTGTCAAAAAGCCGAACGTGCGCTGCGCCAAACGCAAGCGTTGGCGAGCTATTTGTTAGTCCCAATAGGTCATACACTCGTCGGCATCAGCTTCCGGCGTGGCTGGATCTTCCTCCCAGACGTTTGGGTTACTCTCGACGTGCGCATCGTATTCAGAGAGCGCGATTGCGGCATCCACTTGCAGGCTGCCCATGTGTTGCAGGAAGCGTGTTTTGTATTCGGGTTCGTTCATAAGGACTAACAAGGCGAAGAAGCCGACAGCGATCAGCCTCTTCTTTGATTTCAATCCGCCGTGCGCTGCGGCTTTTCTTGGTCGTTCGGCTCGCTATCGTTGCACCCGTTGCAACTGTCAACCAGCATTTTCCTCCATCCATTTGTCCCGCGCATCCGCCAGCGCTGATTCAACGGTGCCGCGCAAGACTTCGTGCATCTTCTCGGTATCGGCTAGATGGTTAGGACCGATGCAAACCCAAACGAGTTTGGTTGAGCCATCGGGCATCATCTTTTCTTCGGTGCGCTCATTGCATGACATCTCGCGGTAATCTGCACCTGTATTTCTAGGCAACCACCAAAGGGTTTTATGTTCCTTGATGCAGCCGTAATAAAGCTGCTGTTTGAATCCGTCATCGTAATACCAAACGAGATCCTGTTGATCCTCGTTCACTGGCGCGGTTCGCACGTCCTGCCCTCGCAACTGTGCGTATCCTCCGCCTTTCGACGGGCTGAATACGTCGGCGTTCTTGAGTGTGAAATTGTAAACCTTCTTGTTGGACTGCGCCTCGAAACCGGAGTCGATGAGTCCGGCGTGAACAATGAACTTCTGCAACTCGCCCTTGTCATCCTTCCAGTGGTATTCGTTAGACTCTCCCTTGGCGTTGGACTTGATGCCAGCCAGTTCCTCGATCTGGTCCCATGAAACCGCGCTGCCGTAGTCGATCAACGCGGACCATACAGGAAGCTCTGGCATGTCGAAAGCAATTCCCCAGGCGCGGATGGACCACCAAAAGCAATCACCTTGCACGTCCACCGTCATCGTGAGCATTTCGGGCTTGCGCGGAATGGATCGCAGGAAGTATTCAGGCGAGCGCGCAATCACTGCGTCAATGTCGTCCAGCTTGATGTCTGTTGCCTTGCGGATGAAGGGCAAGCCGAGCGTTGAATTAAAAAAGTTGTGCATCCGGCTCACGTTGCCGCGAGCTTGCAGGAACTCTTTCGCGATTTGGCCCCATCCTTCAAAGGGTGAGTAACCGGCCCAGCAATGCACGCTGTGATGGTCGGCGGCAGCGTTCGCGTTATGACTGCGGAGTTCGTAGCGTCGAAGCATCCACGCAAGCCGCGATTGATCGAACGATTCAAAGCACTCTCCGCATTCGTAAACGGTTTCCAGCTCGACGCGCTCAACGTCGTAAACGCCTTGCGCATTCTTGCATCCCTCAAATTTGAAGCGCCCCGTTTTCTCCGTGCGTTTCTCGCCGGCTGGAAGTGGTGATCCGTCGGCGGCAAATGGCACCTCTTTTTCTTCGGGAAAGAAAGTTAGCCGCTGCATGGTTTTGCAATGCGGACATGGAAGGTAAACGAAGTTTTGAGATCCTGACTTGAACCGAGTCCAAACGCGGCCCCATTCCGTCGTTGGCGTAGAGTTCTCGACGATCTTCCGAGTGTGCCTGAACTGCTTCGTTCGTGCCACGGCTAAGTCTTGCGCGCCCGCCTCGCCCTTGATCGTGTGCTTGATCTTGTCGCTCTCGTTGATGATCACCAACTCTGCCTGAAATCCTGCCAAGTCCGCAGCGCTGCCGCCTCCCACGATGCGGAAGACTAGCCCTGTGAAATGCATGACAAGCGTCGTCCAGTGGTTCTTGCTGATGATTGCCTTTTCGGCAACCGGCGCGCACTCCATGAAGTGATGCTGCAACTCGGCGCGGCTGAATGTCATCGCTGTCTTGCGCGTCGGGTCCATCCAGAGAATCGGACCAGGCCAAACGTCAATCTTGTGCATGACCGCGCAGATGGAAAAGAGCGTCTTACCGATACGTGCGGAGGTGCAGATGGTTAGGTAATGCGTCTGTTTGCGCCAGTAGAGATCATAAACGCCGCGCCAGAATGGAAGCAGGGATGTGTCGAGCGGTCCGGGATTTAGACTGCCGATAACCTGCGGGATGACGACGTTCGAGTCGATCCATTCCCACATTTTCTGAATGGGTCGGACTTGCATTGTTGACGCGAGGACTTCGCGGATGCACTCGCGAAAGTCCGCGAAGGTTTGGCGGGTGAAAGTGGTCATCTGCTGGCATCCCTCGCCGCATCATAAGCGAGATCATTGATATGGTCGCAGTCTCCGCAGTCGTCCCAATGATTGCCGTGCGCACACTTCTGAGGGCGCGACGCCTTGAGTATTCGCGCGATTTGAGATTCCACAAATGCGACGAACGCTTGTGATGGTCTTTCCGTTTCAGTGGTGGGTGGTTCTGTGTTCATGGTGTTGATTATTCCAGAAAGTCGCACTTCGCGATTGTTTTCAGCAGCACGTTCATTTCCTCCGTGATGATTTCCTCCGCTTCGTGGTGATCGGTGATGTGAAGCACCTTGTCGGCCATCCGTCCCGGCACGTTGTTGATCGCCTGACGTAATCCGCCAAGGAGCGCGGAAAGCGCGGCCTTTGCCTCGTCGGCTTCGATGAGTGTCCCGGCGAGCTTGGCGTTGCCGATGGCGATACGCTCGCATTCGAGGCGCACTTTCTCTTCTTTCCAGTCGGCGGTTTCTGGGGAGTCGTTGGCGGAGGCGGTGGCGTTGGATTGGTTTAAGCCGCGAGCCTCGATGAAGAAGCGCCACGCCTCAACGTCGTGCAATCCGTTATGGTCTGGTTGTGGCGAGTCGTCGTGCGCCTTCACCCAGCGGTGGACAGACTGCCGAGTTACACCCAGCATGACAGCAAGCTCGCTGATACTGTCAGCCTGGAGCGGTGTCTTGGTTGATGGCGTAACGGGTAACATTCACTTTTGACTGATGTGTAAAAACGTGCATGGGGACTAATAAAC